ATATTAGTAATACTGTCACCTCCTCCACCGATTTGACTGTTTGGAATTATATTGCCACCCTTAGAACCCATCTGCAAAATTTCTGGTCCTTTTTCACCAACAAGGAAAGCACCGCCAGCAGATACAGGACCACCTCTTGCCCTTTTGCCAAATAAACCAGATAAAAAACCACCTCCAAAACCTTTACCGCCACTTAAAGCATTACCAATTCCACTGATTGCTTTATTTAAGGCAATATCAAGTAATTTATTTTTTAAATTATTTAAAACATTTGTAAGTGCTTGTCCAAATGATTGACTACCATTTATTGCCTCTCTTAAATTACCAACTAAATCTTGCCTTACACTTTCTCCAATTTGTTTAAATTTATCTTTAAGTGTTTCTGCAGCTTTACCGTTTTCTTTAATTGCTTCCTCTTGATCTTCTAAAGCTTTATTTGCTGTCAGTATAGATGTAATTTGTTCTCTGTTTGCTTCACCATGAATTGCAACAGCATCATTAATAGCATGACGAAGTTCTACCTCCTCTCTGTTCCCATTAATACTGGCTTGAATTAACTCTTGTGATCTTTCTTGTTTTCTTATAAAATCTTGAAATTTATTTTTTTTCTCATTCACTAAATCCATCTCCTTTTTTGCTTCAGCAACAATTTTCTGATGGTGTTTTTTTTGTATATCAGTTAAACGTACTGTTTCAGTATTTTGTTTGTTTTGTTCTTTTTTAAGAGCAACAATATTATTTGCTGCCTCTTCAATTTTCTGATCAGATTTTACTGTCTGCAATCTACCTTCTAACATTTTAAGTTCAAGTTCTGCCTCTTTAAGTTTTCTTTTTAAACCTCGCTTATCTCTTCCGTGTGCAGCTTCATGTTGTCTATTTAATTCACCTACAACTTTTGCCTGATCTCTTAATGCTTGTGTAACTTCATCTTCTTTACCCTCATTAATTAAATTATTAAATTTTTGTTTTTCACCATTTAATTTAAAAAATGCTGTGGTCAAAAGACCAGCAGCAGTAATTAAAGCTACAAAAGGTATTGCATTCATTGCTATTGCTAAAGCTCCAGCAACCCCACCAGCAGTTGCCATTGCAGCCGTTATTAATCCAATTGCAACAGTAGTACCTTTAACAGCTAAAGCAATTCCTGTAAATAATGCAGCAGTCTTTCCAAGTGGTGATGTAAAAAGATCATTGGCAGCCTTTATTAAAGCTGTCAAACCTTTTGTTGCTGCAATTAAAGCAGGTTCTAATGCTTTGCCTAATGTCTCTGAAAAATCCCTAAATGCTTCACCTAATGAGTCAACTTCTCCTGCAAATCCTTCTGCAGCAGCTTGTGATAGTTTGTTATAACTTTCTTCAACAATTCCTAAAATCATGGCATGGGCTTCAGCAGTTTTATTTGTTTTCATTAACTCTTTAATTACATCTTGCTGTGTTTTAGTGAAGGCAATACCTGATCTATTTAAGTTTGATAAATTTCTTTCTGGGTCTTGTAATGCTTTTGCTAATTGCATAAATGATGTATTAACATCTACTTGGTTAACCTGTGCAATATCCGCTGCAGCCTGTGCAACTCTTTCGTATGCATCAACTCCTATATTTCTAAAACTTGTTAATAAGTTAAATCCTCTTGTAAACTCTTCTTGATTAAATAAAGTTTGGTTTCCTAATCTATTTGCTGCTTCTTGTAATTCATTGAGTGCAATAGTACCAGCACCTAAATTCTCCAAACCCTGTCTTAATATTGTCACATCTCTTTCTCTATCTGAGAAAGTTCGTATTGCATTACTTACAGTTGCAACAGCAGCACCTACAGTAATTAATGGTCCAAGTGAAGCAGCTAATGATGCACCTAATCCTTTTGCTGCAGTTGATGTTGCAGCCAATGATGTTGTTGCTCCTTTTGCTGAATTTGATAAAGTTTTTGTAGCTGCAGAAGTTTTATTTAAAGAAGATATCGCATTTCTTGCTTCAACTCTTAAGGTAACTATACTTTCGGCCACTTAAGTTAAACAAAAATCTATTAATTATATATTACCTGTTTTTTGCTCTTTCATGCATTCTTTTTTCATGTTCACTTTTATTTTCGTAATAAGCAGCCCAATATATTAACTCTTCTTGTGTAATTAATTGCCTTAATTCTTTTAATGTCTTACCTAATTCTGTTGCGAGAAAAAACTCAAAGTTTAACCAGTTATCTCGCTTTAATCGTTTTTTGCAGTATCTGTATCAAGTTTAATATTAAATAGAAATAATTCTATTTCATTTAATACATTTTCTGGAAGTTCCCTTTGTAAGTTTGGAGCATCTGCAAGACTAAAAGCCTTTGTTCCATCTTCAAGCTCTGCCATTTGACAAAGTAATTGTGTTGAGACAACAAGGGCTTCATCTGTACCTGTAGCACTTTGTGCTTTTTGTCTATCGTATCTTGTTAAAGGTTTAAAATATAAATCTACAATCTTTTCACCTTTTGAATTTTTAAATTCATACTTTCTTCTGGTTGACATTTCATCACCATATGATGAAGTCAACAGGTCGATTGTTCTTTTTGCTGGCATAGGATATTAATTGTATTACCCTAATATACTATATAGCTGAAGTTATGGTACCACTTGTCTGAAAACTGATGTTTATAATCTGAACTTCACCAAGGGTTGCTCCATATTCAGCAGAAGTAATAATTCCAGCAAAGCTAATTTTTTTTGCTGAAGTTGCTGAATCAGGGAATAATTCAAATAATGCATCAGCATTGTCACCAGTTGTTAAAACATCATCAATAAATGTTGTGTAGCCTGCACCTGTTTCGCCCGGTGCATATAAAAGTTCTGCTGAACCTTCTCCAGATATTAAGCCGCCAATATTTGTTTTAAAAGTGTCTCCTTGTTTTGTTGTCTCCATAGTGTCCTTAGAGATAGACAAAGACCAAGACCTAGTTTGTCCAACGTCAGCTTCAGTACCGCCAGCATTTTCAAACATGATTTTTCCAACATCACCTTTAATAGCCATAACAAAAGAAAGTATTTATTTTATATTAACCTTTTTTAGGTTTTTTCACATCTTTTTTTAAATTTTCTTGGTTTTCCATATATCTTTTACAACGACCATCCCAATAAGCAGGGTCACGCCTACCTTTTACTGCTTCAATAGCATCTAACATTTGTTCAGTAATTTCCATTTAAAGTTCCTCGTATATTTCAAAAGTAATTCTAATTTGTGTTTGAAACTTACCCTCTGGACTAGATGCCAAAACTTCTGGACCAACTGGCGAATCAAAAATTACATTTGAAACTGTAAGGTTATTGTAAAGGTCACGCAGTCTTTTGCCAATAACATAGTTCGCCCCTGCTCCAATATTTTCCTCTGTAAAAATATTTAAAAGAATTAAACCTACAACACTATTAGTAGAGTTTGCAGAACCTCCCATACTTAAATAAGCACCTGTTCCAAAACTTGTTTGACATTGCACAAAAGTATCTTCTGTAGTTGAATCAAAAGACATATTATTAAATACAACAGAAATAGCAGGGCTTGATGCTAACTCTGTGGCAAGTCTGCCTTCAATGGTAGATCGTACTGTATTCAGATCAGTTGCAGCCATTACATTCTCCTAATAATTTTTCTTAATTCATTTGGAATATATTGAACTGTAAGTTGCTTTGCTTGTAATTCTGGAAAGCCTTTTATGGTCTGTTGTCTTGTCCTATATCTACCCTGCCAACTTGGTGGTAAAGCTGTTCCATAAATAACAGGTTCAGCGTATTCAACATTATTAATAATAGTACCTTTAAATTTTTTAATATCAGTTTTCCAACCATTTCTTAAATTACCAGTATCAACAGGTGTAGCTTTTTTTGAAAGTTCTGTCCAACGTAATGTTGTTTTCTGTACTAACTCTTGTACTGCCTCTGCCATCAGATCATCTATTTGGTCTAATCTTATTTGTCTTGTCATGTTTACCTCAAAACTAACTCAAAGCTAACTGCTGTATTATTTTGTTCATTTATAAGGACTTGAATAATTTTAAATTCAACACTACTTATAACAACTCTATCTTTTGTGGTTGGTATAAATGTAATATCACCAGCAGATATCGTAAGTAATTTATCTTGCGATTCAATAAGATCATTTACTTGATTTCTTGAAACATTACTTAACGCACCTTTTATTGTTGTATCTGATAACGTTTCAGCAATAGCACCTGTAGTTGTATTATATGACCCTGTAGATACTTGTCTTATAGTTACATCACCACCTAACTTAGCAAGAGATTTTGATGCAGCTTTTTTTAAGGCATTAGCAAGGCTCATATTAAATACGCAACAACAGTTCCACTTGCAAGTGTAATGCTAGTAATAACACCTTCAATCTTACAATTGGATTTCAGATCAATGCTTGTAAGATCACCAGTAATATTCTCTGCAACTAAAGTTGCAATCTCAGAGTCTTTGATGGCTTGAATACAACCAAATCGACCTGTATGTGCATCAGTATCATTAATAATTTTAGCAGCTGGGTAATAGCTCATTTTTAACTCCTTTTAATTGCGACGTTAGCAGGTCCACTATGTCGTAAACCAGTAAAGTACCGTTCAAATAGTGGTGGTACTCTATCAGCACCTACAGCACCATAAAAATTTGGTGTTACATCAATGTTACCAATTTTTACGTTCTTGAAATCTTCAAGACCACCTAATCCTAACCCATTCCTATTATTATTCAAATAAACAGCTAAGATAACTTGTGCTTTTTGAACTTGTTCTGGAATCTCTGTATCAGTAAAATAATCAGTTGTTATCCGAAATGGAAAGCCAGTTGCATAAGTATTTATGTAAGTATCTGGTTTCCTTACACCAGTACGAGGCCATTGTAATGCTTGTGTATCTGTTACCCTTGCACCTAAAAATCTTTCTCGGTCAATTCTAACCGCAGCAGTATATAAAGCCCTATTTTTGTTATCAGTATTAGAACTATCCCATACTGATACATCATCATCAAGGACTAATCCTTCAACAATTGCGTTTGCATCAGACAGTGTTATGTAACTGTTTGCTGATGCTCCCCCCACTGTTGCGTCTATCGTTATTGCCATTTGATTTTAATTTAGGCTTACGTTTTGTTTTTTTAAGAGGTGCAGGGGCTACTGTTTTAGTAGCCTCCTGTTCTCTCATTCGTCTAAAAGCGAATATGCCCATTAACTAGATGCACCTTTTAATGCAACAAAGTTAATAACAATTGCTTCACTTAAAGAACCACCAGAAACATTTGAAACTGTGATTGCAAAAGAACCAGCAGCAATAGTGTTTGCAGCTACAAGATAACTGCCAGCAGTACCAGCAGAACCATGATTAACAACTACAACATCAGTTGCAGCAATTTCACTATTAGTAACTGTAAATGATACTTCTGCAGCAGCAGCCAAAGCTGCATTGTTCATAGTGATCTGACCTGACTCTGTATTAAGAGTTACACCTGTACCCTTGTTTGTTGCTTGGGTAACTGTACCGCCTTTTGTTGGTCCAGTTAACTTACCAGCAGTAACCTCAAATAAACTTGGCATAATTAATTACCTCTAGTCTTGAGTAGATACGTTAGTAGCTCTAACGATACCAATGTTCTTTGTTTCGTAGACTTTCGACCAGTTGCCTACAGTTTGAAGTTGTGCTCTTGTTGGGTTTGTTGTCGTAACAGCCCACTTAGAACCAACAGGATGATATGTATAGTGAAGGTCAATAGCCATAGCATCAGATTTAGCCAGAATATCTCTGTCTGTTTCTGTTGTTAGACCAGCTTGCTCGCCACTAGCTACTGAACCAGCAGTAAAGAAATATGTACTGTATTCAGTTGATGAACCACTACCAGTAGTTGTAACATCATCAGAAACAATAACTCTTAGTCCACAGTATGTTGGAACTGTATCGTTTCCACCAGCATATGCAGGGGCAATAGTACCACCAGATGCTGTTGCAGAACCGCCATTTCCGTCTGCTGCAAGAACATAGTCAACCATTTTTCTTTCAACAAGATCATAGTAAACTTTGCTGTGCATACAAACTGCAGTTAGCTTGTCACCTTGGTCGCCAAGAATTGACCTTGCTTTTGCAACGTGTCTTGGAGATAATCCAGTTGGTGTATCAGATGAACCACCATCTATTGTTAAACCAAAAAATGCTGCATTTGAGTCTGTTGAGTTAACAGAACCAAACACTCCATCAAGACAAGCAAGTAAATCTTTTTGTCTTTGGTTTGCAATGTAAGCACCGATCTTTTGACCGATTGCTGCCATTGGGTCAGAACCTGCTGCCAATGCAGCTAAATCTCTAGATTCAAAAGCACGACCTCTGTGTAAAATAACACCAACTTGTTTGTCAGTAGAAATTTTGCCGGGTGTCAATGAAGATGAATCTGATAATACTTCAAAGTCTCCACTTAAGTTTGCAGAGAAAAAAGGTACATTTACGAAATCACCACCCTCAGTAGCATTTAGCTCTGCCATAGGTGCAACCACACCGCTTGCAAGAAATGAATCTCTAGCAGTAGTTTGCTCTATGACATAAGGCGTAAATACCTCTGGAACGATAATATCACTCCTGAGAACTGCCATTTGTTCAAGAATAAAAAATTAACGGATGTGGGCGTAACCCTATTTGACTTAGCGTAGCCTTGCCTAATATCTACATACTAACGTGTTTTAGCAATATCTCTCAACTTTTGCCAAGTTTCTTTTCCATATGTTTTAAAAATACGACCCTGTTCAGTAATATCTTCACTATTTTTCAGAAATGGTTTTAACATATCTTCTGAAAAATTATCAGATGATGGCCTTGAAATAGGTGCACCACCACCAGATGGTGGTTTATTTTTTAGTAAATATGGCTTTTCTTTTTCAAGTTTATTTTTTACATACTCTTGTACTGGCAATTGTTCATAACCATCAACAACAACAGGGACACCTTCTTTAATTTGTATTTGATCTTTTGGTACTAAATTATTTAAAACTAACTCAGGGTCATGTGTTACTTCAGATAAGGCTTGCATTGCTGGTGCAATAAGTTCAAGTTCTCTGTTTCTTGCTTCAAGTTTTTGTATTCGTTCCTTGTCCTCTGCAGATTTGTCTCGATACTGCTGTTCAAGTTTTTGTGTCGCTTCAGTGTATTTACCTTCACTTTCCAACTGTTCACGTTCATGCTTTTGTTTAAATGCAAGTAAGGCCTCATAATCTTCTGGAACAGCTTTATCTGAGACAGGTTTTTGATTTTTTAATTTACCAATTAGCTCATAGTTTTTTGCTTCAAGTTTTTTTACAGAATCTTTTAATTGCTCAAGTTCTGCATTGTTTTCTGGTGGCGTAACCACTTCTTTGTTTTCTTCAGACATAAATTAGTCGTAAACTAAATGTATTATATTATTTATATCACCATTTGACCTTTGCTGCCCAAAAAGCTGCAGACATTTTGCCTCTTGCAATATTTTTTGCATGACGAGCAAGAAATGATTTACGTCTAGCTTTGTCTTTATCTGAACGTGGATTTTTCCCTGCACCAGAAACACCCTGTTGTCCAAATCTTATTAATTTCACTTTATCTCCTTGCTTTGCTAATACTGCATGAGATTTTGTCGGGTGATTTGGAGTCCTTTTTGGTTTATTAAAACCAGAAAATGTTTCACTCCCACGTTTAACTGCCATTATCTTTTTCTTGCTTTTTTATAAATATCTCTGTCAACCTTTCTTGCAGGTCCACCTCGCATATAACTATTCACTCGTGCCATAGACCAAGCAGCCATTGTCACATTTCTACTACCACTAGACAAATAAGCACCTTGACCTTTTCTGTAAACAGAAGCAAGTTCACCATATTTAAAACGAGTGCCTTCAGCTTTTTTTCTAAGAGCTTTTTTTGTTGCTTCGTTTAGTGGACTTCTTCTTTTTTTTTGTGACATCTTGATTTACCCTAGATTTTTGTACAGCTTTTATATCTATAAATAGTCCTTTTCTATAGGCATCAGCTGTTCTTCTTATTTCAGCAGCTTTTTTTGCTCTATTTTTAGACCCTTTAAGATAATTTTCTGGTATTTTAGCCTTTTTCTTTTTCTTTTTTGGCATTTTTCTTTGGTTTACAAGTTTGTGCTGCCTGTTTTGCTTCAGACAATCTTTCTGCTAATGATTTTGCCATTATTTTTTACCACCTTTTTTTACTTTTTTCTTTTTTTTAGGTGGTCTACCCATCTTAGAACCATAAGTTCCTTTTCCCATTGGCATAATAATAGAAGCAACTAACAATAGTATAACTTTTAAATTGCTTTTGGATATTTTTTAATTAAATCTGTTAAAGATAATTCAGTTCCATCATCACGAAGTATCTGTCGTAAAGCCTCTCTTGGGCTTTTATTTTTTTTATTAATTAAATAGTTAAAAAAAGGCTTTTTATTTCCTAATGCCTCAGTTTGCATATCTGGATTCTTTTTCAACCAGTTTGGATAGCTTTCATTTTGTGGGACTCTTCCCTTTGAACTTGGCCTTGTATCAGGAAATTTTTTTCTTAAATCTTCATCATCTATGATTGGAACAGTTGTTGATCGACAATTAAAGTGTTGGGGTGGCATTGGACCTTCTCCATATTTAAAAGTTTTTCCATCTAAACTTCCACATATTGCACTTGTTCTTGCATCAAGTGTTGCTACATATTCATATTTTTTTGTTACCTCTTGATTTGCAGAATATACAGCTTGATTAGCCATTGTCTGAACTTGATTTACAGATGTTCTTACAATTGTTCTGACTTGATTATTTGCTAATTTCATTCCAGTACCACCAGCAAGTGCCTGTGCTCTTGCTGTCATTTCTTGATTTGCTCCAAACTGTAATCGACCTCTTAGCCTCTTTGCAATTTTTGTCATTGATTCTCCCTCTGTAACACCAACTCTTATCTCTCTCGAAATAAAATCAGCTTGTGTAGAGGCGATACCACGAAACGCTTTTTCGACTACTTCTCCACTTGGTAATGTAATTACTGAACCTTTAGCAGCAGTAAGACTAAATGTTCTTTGAACTTGTGATTCAAGTGTTGGTAATGTAAAAACATTAATTCTAGTTGGGTCTGTATAAACAAGACTTCTTGCGAAATCATCAGAAACTTGTACTGTATTTACATTTACTGCACCACGAGGCAAAACTTTTTGCAATTCATTAGCAACAAATTCAGTTTGAAATACAGCGAGACCTTGTAATTGATCTGTCATATATGCAGTTCCTTCTACAGACCAACTTTCAAGACTTTCTTTAAACTGTGCAAGCATTGACCTGATGCGAGCAACAGTTGCAGGGCTAGTAACTTCATCAATAGTGGCAAGTTTATATGTTAAATCTAAAATTACATTATTGTAATTAGTTACTATCTCCCTAGAAATACGATTGCTGTATCTATTTAAATCAATAGATTGTCTGTAAAAACTTTCTGGAATTGACATTGATTATGCTGCATCTTGTTCTTCTTCTGGCTCTGGTTCTACTTCTTTTGGTTGTGCCATTTCGACTAATCCACCATTCTGCGTAGATTCAATTTCTTCTTCAACATCAAATTCATCTCCCAACACTTCACCTTCATGTAGTTGTTTCAGTAATGTTTCTTGTGTAATCGAACCAGATGTATAAAGCTGTAGTAATGCTTGTATCTCTTGTGGCTCTAGTCTCTGTGATAAGAAGTCTCTGTTTACAAAACAACTACCAGCTTCAGCATTAATATATTGACCATGAAACTGTAAACAGTTATCAATCATATCTTGCATCTGTTGAGCTACAACCATCATTGTAGAATCGCCCTGTGATCTATCTATTCGTTTTGCTTCTGCTGTTTCTGCCGATAACTTTTGTCCCAATACAGCGGCAAGACCCAACTCATTTATTTGGTTTGATAAAACATCAAGTCTTTTAAACTGAGCATCATAACTTCTACCAGCAGGCTCAATATATTCTGCTCTTCCATCAGCAGGGAAGGCTATTGCTTCTCCGGGTCCAGCAGTTACTTCTTCAGAACTTTGTGGAAAGCCATAAAATGCCAACATTGGTACAGCAGAAATATGTAACTGATTATCTAAATCAGATTGTATCTGATAGGCTTTTAAATTTAATTCTGCAATATCAGACATTGGTGGTCTTGATTCCAATAAATTAAGTCTGTTTGCATATGCAACAGAAAAAGGTATCTCAGACAAACTTGTAGTTCCTTCGTCAACTTTTACAAATAAATTATTTTTGCCTTTTTGATGTATTTCAAAACCACCTCTGGTCAATAACCTTATTTGGTTAATTATCTTTTCACCATATAAACCATCAGGAACTGATACTTTTTCCTGTAGACGTAATTGTGTTAGTTTTACTTCACCATTTATCATTTCAGTTCTATATCCCAAAATATCTCTTGGTGTGTATGTAACCCAATATGGCCTGCCACTTTGACCACTTGTTGGAGCATCAACTAAAACTCCAACATGACCATATCTGACCATCTTTCTTGTAGTCTCATAAGTCCAAACATTAAGGTCATTACCCTGCAAATCAACATCAAATAAATGTTCACGGATTGGGTCTGCTGTATCATTTAATCTGACAGGCTTTCTTGTTAACATACCAGCTAACATTCTTTCTAATCTCAAATAAAATGGTGGACAAACAGACCTTGCAAGTCTGTTGTCATATGATTCATCTAATTCTCTTGGTTCCTGAGGTAAATATCGTCTATGTCTTTTCCTCATCTGATATGTGCCACCAAGTAAATCTTCTATCAGCATCCAATGTGGCTCTTGCTGAAACCAAATAGCATTAGGGTCATTTATTTCTTTACCTTGAGAGTTAGTCTCTCTGTTGTAATAATTATATCCTGAGTACATTTTGCTCCAATGTTTACTTAAGTGTAATAAATAATCTTAATAAAGCCTAATACCTGTTTTGCGACCAGCACCCATATGTAACGGATTGAATAAACGCCAAGTAATGTAACCAAGAGCATCATTCATGTGATCGTAACCAGCATCTTTATCTGGATCTCCTTTCTCAGTATAACTTTGAAGTTCAAGACACTCAATTAATTTAGTTGCACTTGAATGAATTTGTAGTCTAACTTGACCTTTTCCATTCTCAAGTAGTCTTTGTACTGAATTAACTCTATCTCTTACAGGGGGATTAGATAATGCTGATTGATTAACAAAACCATAACTTTCTAATATTTGGATGTCGGTTTTCGAAGCGTTTGTGCTTCTGTTTCCTCCTGACGCATCAGGATAGACATAGATTTTTTGTTGCGGATAGCGTCTTTTAATTTCTTGAGCCATTGAGTCGGTGTCATGAGATTCTTTTATTTCATCAACCACAAGTAATTTGTCACCAATAGCAATACCAACAACAGCATTCATATTCCCAATATTAAAATCAAGTCCAATTCTTAAAGGTTCGTCTGTTATATCTGGCAACGCATCAGTGACATGGACAGTTCGGTTGAAGCGATCATAAACCTGTCCTGTTGTTATATTACAAAACTCTCCGTTTAAATATGCTTGCAACAAACCTTTTTCATAATTCTCTTCTAATCTTGTAATAAAGTCTTGTGGTAGATGTGGGTTGTCATATGTCCGCATTTTAATTAATTTACGATCTGTTTTCTTTTGTGCTTCATTACTACCGAAAGTATTCCACATCCATCTAAAACCTTCAGGTGTTGATGCAACACCAAACTGTCTTTGATTTCCAGAACGCAATCTTGCAAGTATTCTTGGAAAAGCTCTATCAGCAATAGATGGAGCAACAGTATCTATCTCATCTGCAAGTACCCAAGCAAGGTTTAGTCCAATAATTCTAGACCAGTTCTCAAAACTTCTACACAAGATTCGTGAGTCACCTTCAGGAAGATGCAAAATATATTCAGGAAGTGGAGACTGTCTTTGTGTGTATGGAATACCATAATCTTCTAAAAAAGTTTCAAAATCGTTTTGCCAAATATCTCTTATTAATGGTGCAGTAGGTTCCATAACTGCACCCGTAAATCCTTGATTATTTATTGCTAACTGCACAGCTTTAGCACAAAGACTTCTTGTTTTGCCAGCACCATAACCAGCAGACAATCCAATGATTTGGGTGTCCTGATCTTCTACAAAAGCAAGCTGACCCGGATGTAAGTCAGATTTAATTTTAACTAATATTTCATCACAACTAATGCTGGAACCAATTGACTGTTCAAGGATGCTTCCTTGTTGTGAATCAAGAATACTCATACCAAATCAGCTATTTTTGCCATTGTATTTATACAACCCAAAGCTACATGAGGCTGGTTATTTCTACGAGCATCTTGTGCCAATGTACTTAATTGAGACAAAACATCAGCAGTCATTTGTCTCCTATCAATATCCCAATCTGTTGTCAGCACTTCGTTTGCAGCACTTATATACTTATCAACTGCTCTGGGTTTTACCCCCCATTCTCTAACCCCATAAGCAACAATTTCAGAACGTGTAGTATTTCTAGCTTTCAAAGCAGCAACTTTTCTTACTCGCCACTCAACTTCTTTTTTTGTTGATCTCTTTGACATTTAATTATCAAATAATTTTTTTAACTCTTTCGAACCGCTTTTTGGTTCATTTAATTGAACTAATCGTAATCCATAATTATCTATTTTTTGTAGATTTTTCCAATCTATATCTTTTCTTCTTATTAATTGTGTATCAAATTTCTGCCAATTATTTTGAATATGATGTTGTGGTCTTTGAAATTTTCTTGTAGTTTCTACAACCTTTGGCCACATTTTTTCTAAACTTCTTGCCATTGTTAAACGACCATCACCTTTATAAAGTTGGTCTGTATTCCCTCCTTTCATGGTCATTGTGTGCATTTTTTCTATTAAAAAAGCATTTAAATTAACAGTGCAGTATCCCAAAGATAAAGCCTGTAAACACAAATCGGTATCTTCGTTATATCTGCCACGCCATCTTATATCTAATGAATTATCAATTAACAGAGTGGAATATACATGAGCATTAAGCTGAAATGGTGGTTGTGTTCTTTTTATAGCAAACGAAACGTAATTTAATCCTGATATAGCTATATTTGTATATCTATCAGTAAAATCTTCACAACAACGTAGACCAATATTGCCATTACATCTGATTCTTGTATTTTTATACTTCCGGTGAATAGATCGAATGTTGTCATCCATTATCCAATGTCTTTTGAAGCCTAACTCCTTACTGTGTTCCCAAACAAAATTACGAACAGGGATAGAACCTAAACCTAGATTTTTAAAAGGTGTAGTTATTAATATTGATGGGTCGTAGTGTTTTACATATTTATCATATTCTTGTGGTTCAATAACAAGTTTAAAATCTACTTTATCTTTTAATAAAAAGTTTGCTGTTAAACAGGAATCATATCTGCCTTTAGATATTACATAAACAGGATAATTAGGTTTCTTCATCTTCTACCTCAAATCCAACAGATGTCATATCTCTTCTTTCTTTTTCAGGAAACCAAATAGATTCAGTTCCTTTTTCATTAAATAAAAAGTTATTTTGTTCGCAAAATACTTTTTTATCCTCATAAGTTTCAAAGTTAACAATTAACTTTTTTGCTTCTTCTGATATTTCATAATCAGGCATACCCATCCATTCAGCAGCATGGTCTGTTGTTTTTATTTCTGATGCTGGTCTTGTTACATACAACAAGTTCTGAAGCATCATTTCATCATAGCCGGTACCTAAGAGATCACTATTTTCCATGATCTCTTTAAGAATATTGGATAAAGCACGATCATCTACTTCGCCTAAATGCGAAACTTCGTTATCGGCTGTTAGTAACTTAACAGCCTCAATACTATCTGATTCTAAATCTAATTTCAATACAGGTACGGAAGTTAATCCTAAAGCTTGTGCTGCTTTAACTACACCATGTCCTGCAAGTATCGTATTATCTTTTGCTACGATCACATTTCGATATATGCCATTATCAGTTATTGATTGTTTTAAATGTTCAAGTTGATCTGCTGGATGTGCTTTATAGTTTTTTGGATGTGGTTTTAAATTAGCAACTGACATGTTGCGAACAGTGTAAAAAGAAAACGTATTAAAATCTAATAAATTAACAATATCCTGATGAAGTTCATCTAAATTTGTTATATTTCCAAGTTCTTCTAGTACCTTATTTTCATCCCATTCAGATTGTTCTGCAATTTTATTATCAGCAATAACGTAGGCTTTTTTTTGTGCATCAGTTAAATTTTCTACAATACGAATTGGCACTTCATCAATCTGCATTAATTTTGCAGCTTCGTATCTACCATGACCAGAAAGAATAGTTTTTTCTTCATCACAAACAATTGGCTGTGTAAATCCAAATTGTTTGATTGATGCAACAATATTTTTTATTTGTTGTTCTGGATGAATTTTTGAATTGTTTTTGTATGGTTTTAGCTCTGACAAGCTACATTCTGTTGAAATCACAGTACCTAAGTCCTCCTTGCGTTTTTGCATTTTTTTTATGTACTTATTATTCATGTCGACATATTTATCGTCAACATGAAATCCTTCTGGGTCTTTATACCAAGCAATGACATGACGTTTTGCAGCTTCTTTAGCCATTTGCAAAGTATGTCCAGCACCAGCACATAAAACATAATTAACATGACCATCAGGCCATTTTGTGTGATGTAACCATTTATGATCTAAACAGTATTCAAATTCATAAAATAATCCATTATGCTGAATTTCGAATATTGAAGCAACCATTAATATGCAGCCTCCTTATTCCAAGTAATTTTTTTAAATGACTTAAAATAATCTATTGTCTTTTCAAGTCCATCATCAAGTGATACTGTCGGCAACCAATCTAAAGTTTCTTTTGCTAATGTTATGTCTGGGTTTCTTCTTTGTGGGTCATCTTCTGGCAGTGGTAAATTTACATGAGGCAAAGCAGAATTAATTTTATTTGATATTCGCATTGCTAATTCATTAACTGTAATTTCTACAGGATTGCCTAAATTTATTGGTTTTGAACAATCAGAATCCATTAATTTTTTGAGTCCAGCAACCATATCATCTACATAACAAAAGCACCTAGTTTGCGTACCTGTCCCATAAACAGTAATTGGTTTGTTTGCTAATGCCTGTGTAATAAAGTTACTAACTACTCTGCCATCATTTTTTAACATTCTTGGACCATAAGTATTAAATATCCGAGCAATTCGAATCTGTACATTATTAACTCTTTTGTAATCGGTCATCAATGTTTCAGATATTCTTTTGCCCTCGTCATAACAGGCACGAGGTCCAATAGTATTAACATTGCCAAGATAATATTCTGGCTGTGGATGGATTTGTGGGTCGCCATAAATTTCTGAAGTACTGGTAAAAAGTATTCTTGCTCCCGATCTTTTTGCTAATCCAAGCATATTATATGTACCAAAAAAGCTAGTTTTAATGGTCTTTATGGGATTTATTTGGTACTGAACAGGACTTGCTGGACAAGCTAAATGCCAAATACGGTCAACTTCTAGCAGTATGGGCTC